CCCTAAATCAGCATCTCCTACATCCCCGCTACGCACCAATCGCACATAAGGAGTGGCTATAGTTTGCTCAATTCTTTTCCTAAAGGACGTAGGGTTGCTTGAATCCACAGAAACAGTAAAAGACTGGTGAGGTGTCCAAGTAGCATTGTCGGTAGATGTCTGAATTATTAAGGTACACGCAACTGAACCGGTAGTGTACAAACCTTTAATGTCTACAAATTGAATATTGGTAGTAAGGCCGGTAGCGCTTAAATCATAATGTGCAATAACATAGTCAGTACCAGCTGTTGCCGAGCCTATAAGACCAATGTTTACATTTGTAGTAGCGGTTGTCGCAGAGTTTAAATCATTGATTTTAGCTTCTTCAGCAATGTCTTGTGGCGTTAGCCTTGGCATAGTAGGGGCATAAGAGGCGTTAGTGTAGTGTACAATCTCTTTAAGGGCTGTTGTAACGTGTTCTGAGCCTGCTCTGCGCTTTAAACCACCTTGGGGGACGATTAAGACATTCTCAGCAGTAGCAACACCCTGATAGTATTGCTCAAGGTCTACACGCCCTTTTAAAAGAGGAGACAGTTCACCGCTGACAAATGAGCTTTGTAAGAACTTGGACTTTGCCATGACTAGTACCGTACGTTAATAAAGGGACGGTCAGCTATAGGCACTACAGGATATTGTTGGGAGTCCGTAAATCGAGCCATGCGAGAAGCATTAAGATACTGTCTGGCATTGGCATCCATAGAGGCCGCGCTGTCACGAATAGAGGGGGCGAAATCCATAGCCAACGCATACTCAATCATCTTACTAAAGTAGACAGGCCATGTAGATTCTGGAGCGTTATAAATGTAATCAGCATATAGGGCAGAGCTTGCATTGCAATACAGCTTGTCACCGTATAAACCGTAGGGAACTCTGGGGCTAATCTTGATAAGGAATAAGAGATCAGCAGGAAGCTGGTAAATGGATTGCCATTCTGTGCCTACTGGAACTGTAACAGTTAAATCTAATTGAGCTTTCTTGCGAGCAAATCCCCATCGAAACTTAGTCATTTCATTCTGTACAATATTATCATACAAATTGTTAGCGACAGTTTGGGCGCGAGAGTTGCCTTCTAAAGATGTGATAGGCAGATCGCCAATTAAAATTAATGCGTTAGAAATTAATTGGATTTTACTAGCCATACAGACACCTTAGTTAATTAAAGAAAGGGGGGCGAACCCCCCAGTCAGTTTACTACTTTACTACTTTTATGCGGTGATTACTAATCCACCAGCTAACGCTACAACAGCAGAGGCACGAGTTTTAACATATGTGATAAAAGCGGTAGGTGGCGTAGTAGAAGTAACACAAGTCACCACGTCTCCTAAAGCTAGTTCGTCATAAGCCGCATCCATGTATCCTGATGTAACAATAGTAGCTTTAGAGTCAGCAGAAGAATACTGCCAAGTTGAGCCACCTGTTCCTGAACCGCCAACGCGGCATAAACCTGATCTTGCAAAAGCCATGATGACTCTCCTTTATACGTTGTTTTCGTATTTAACTTTAACCAGACCGCCATTGTCACGAACGACTGCGCCTGCTTTAAGCATACCGTTACATAGATATGAAGTTCGCTCAGGAACCCAATCTACAGAAGTCTTCATGTCAATACCGATAGCAAGGCCAACAGCATCACGTTGGAAGAACCAAGAGTCAACAGTGTTAGTGGAAATTGTTAATCCACCTTCAGTTCGCGTTCCAAGAATTATAAACTGGAAGCCAGCTAGACTATTGATGTCGCCAGAGACAAGAGCCTTAATAGTTTGATAATCAGAAGATGTAGCTTTCTCATCATTCAAAAGACCTTTAAGACCATCAGCATCAATAACGGCAAAAAGGTTCTGGTTCTGCACATTCTGTCCGCGCAAAGCAACTTGTGCCTGAACAACTTTAGCCATAGTTAAGCCAGCAGATCCTGAAGCAATATCAGTAGCATCTGGAGTAGAGCCATCTAAAGCATCGATAACAAGTTGATCACTACGACGACCAATAGCGGCCGCAATGGTGCTTGCTAGTTCTTGCTTTTCATCAAAGTTAACATCAGCTTGGTCAAAGATGTCTGTGTATTCTGGAGCGTTCCAGTTAGTTAGGGTAGCAACTTTAAACTCATGCGCTACGTTCATAGGAGTTACCAAGTCAGAAGTAGACTTCTGGTTAGCAAGGCCTTTGCCCATGCGACGGAATTTATAAGTGTCACCAACTACGTTGTTACGGATAGTAACAGCAGGCTTCAATAGCCCTGTGCCTTGATAGGCGTGTTTTACCATTGAGTCAAATTCAATGACTGCAACGGACGATAGATTCTTACTCATAAGAAGTTCCTCGAAAAAGAGTAATAGTTAAGTTTTTCAAGGTTTGAGGCTGAGTACCCAGTAAAATTGGTCAGCATTCAACCTAAATTTACTGGGCCTTTGGAGAAAGGGTATCCAGTGTTTCGATTATACACCTTTTACCCTATGATAATCAATGGATTACTGGAGTACTATTGGTCGCCGCCAAAGTCATTCCACATTTTAGCGATCTTAGCGTTGTGTTCTGGGCTGACACTTCTTAACAAATTACCGTGTTCGTCCTTCTTAAACATTTCCGCTTCAATAGATTCTTTAGATAAGCCTGTTGGATTGTCCCCACCTTCCATTGGGAGCTTGGTAGGAGCAGTAGCCCTTACTAGCATTTCCACAAGTTGGATAGTTTCAGCGCTGTTAACTAAACCTCTAGCTTTCTCATAAGTATCTGCATCAAGATTGTTCTTCATAAAGTTTTCAACAGTCTTAATTCTTTGTTGAGCATTGTCACCTAGCTTGCTTAACTCAGCCTCTTGATTGTATTGCTCTGCTACTTGGCCTTGAGTGGACAACAACTCCCATGCTTCACTAAACGCATCGCCATTCATGTTGTTCTTAGTAGCAAATGCTTCTAGCTCTTGATATAAAGCATCGTCTTTCTCAACACCTTCAGGAAGACTGTAACCGTCCTTGGGTGCGCCTTTAAATCCACCAAACCGTTTGGATAACTCAGCATATCCTTTAGCTTGTTCGGCAACAGATTTATATTTTTCAGTGTTTAACCACTCAGGGGTCTCGCCTGTTCCTTTAATTCCATCGGACAGGAAATACTCTCCTGCTTCTAAACTTGGGTTTGCTTGATCTAGCAGGGTATCGCGTGGTGCTTCAGTTGCGGCCTGTTCATCTAACATAATATAATCCTATAATATTTCAGCTTGCTTCATTTGGTTGATTAAGAATTTAATTACTCCAGCTTCCCCATTATGGTATGCGGCTTCATAATTAATGTTCCCTGATCCAAAGGAGGTGTCGTTATCGTAGACAAATCGCTTAGTCAGATCAGACAAGATACGCTGACCATCATCCGTTGTAAAGGCCCTATGATAAGATTTAGCTAAATCAGAAGCATTTTGCAACCGTATCTTTGCTTGTTTCTTAGCTAAAGCAGGGTCAGCAGATTGATTAATTTCTGCCCAACTCATTAAGATTGCATCGGAGGTTGTGAAGTCGGTAGACCTTCTCTTGCCGCCTCAGCACCCGCCTGAATGATCTGGGCTTTCTCTGATGGAGTGCGTACTAATTCAGCAGGCATTCCTGTTTTCCCAGCGACCCATGTACCGAAGTCTTCCAACTTGAAGCCGATCTTAGCTTGATCAGGGCCAGCGTTTTGTAATACAAACTGAACCGCTTGTTGGACATTGATAATATCCTCACCATCCTGTGCTTTTGCCAAAGGTGATAAGAATTTGATCTCAATATCCCGACCATCTAGTTGGATAGGCTGAAGTAATCCACGACGAGTTAAGATATGGACAACACGCTTGAGGATAGGCACTAAGACTTCTGTCTGTAATCTTCCAAAGGCTGAACCAATACGCTTGGCTAGTTCTCTGGAGTCGATAGCAATCTCAGTAGCAGATCGTACAGGGCCAGTAGGGTCACGCAAATCATTAAATAAGGCTCGCTTGATAGAGTTTTGTAGCTCATTCATTTCAAATTGGGCTAGCTGTAAGTTAGTACCAGTGTCTAATCTTTGTATAGAAGGGTTAGACGAGTTATTAGAACCTACTGGAATAACAACTCCCGGACTTATAACGATGTTGTAGGGGTTAGTTACGCCATCATCCGTAGCCGTGTACATACCTGATAGGTCAATAGCGGCTTTCTGTAGGACAAACTCTTTTACTTTGTTTAAGGATCGGACATCAGGAAGGGCTTGTAGGGCAGGGCCACGACCACGAATCTCTCCAGCGACCTTAGAATAACGACCTGTTACCCAAGGACTTGATTTACCAAAGTCTTCTTGCCAGCTAATACTATCTTCTGCTGTCACCCACACGCAACCGTAATACGTCTTAGAGGAAGGTACATATACCACACCCTCACTAATTTCTACATCAGCGTCAGGTTGGTTCTCGATAAGGTTCTTAACATTTTCAGAAGCTTTAAACCCTTTCCACATACGCTTTAAGTTACGCGCCTTAACAGTGAATCTACGCCAGTGAGTCTCAATAGAACCATGCGGTCCTTCTTCAAAGGCGATACCTTTCTGGGGAATAGCGTTAAAGATAATAGGCATATCATCGCTATCATCTTCGTCAATTCTTAACGTGCCTGTACCAATTAAAAGGTCTAGCGCGTGCTCAAAGAACTGCGTACCAAAGTTAGATCGGTTAATGTAATCAAAGACAATCTCGGCTTGTTGTTCTAGG